TTCTCTTTGGCTCCCCCAACTGGGCTCGAACCAGTGACATCATGATTAACAGTCAAACTATAAATGTTTATAAATGGCTTATCTATGCGATTATTTTAAATATCTGTTGTTTATCCGTTGTATTAAAATTAATTAAAAATATTTATAATTTTTTTAAAAAAGTATTGACTTTTGTATATACAAATGTTATAATATAGACAGTTAAGAAAGGTAAACAATCTTAACAAATAAGGTGGCAAGTGCCGGAAAGGAGTTACATATGGATGATATGAGTGTAAGCGAATTACTCTTACAAGTAGCTGAAGAAAATCAGACAAGAAAAATCTTAGCAATTCTTCAAGAAAGCAAAAATCTTGAAGAGGCTACCGAAAAAGTAAAAGCTCTACTTAATAAATAAGTAGAGCAACAACCAAAATTGAAACTTGGATGGTTCACTTGCCACCATCCTTGTTTCAACTTAATAATAACACTATTTGAACTGAAAGGCAAGTAAATAAAATGGCTTATGTAAAAAAGACTAACAATCCAAAAATGGGCCGTCCTACCGTTGAACCACGCACAGAGTCATTATTAGTTAGACTTTCTAAAAAGGATATGGCTAATCTTGATTACTGTACTCAACAAACAGGACTTAAAAAAGCAGATATTGTAAGACAAGGAATTTCCCTTGTTATGCAAAATTTACAATCAAATAACCCACAAAAGTAAAACAACCCCACAGCAGTATCAGAACTGTTGTGGGGTTGCTTGCACGAAAAATTGATTTTGTTTTACTGTTTTTAAAAATTACTGATTTGTTTTAAAGTTTGCTCAAAATTTTAAAACTTTAATTAAACATTTCAAAAGTTTTGAAAATCTCTTTTATAATTTTGTAAATCGTTTAAAAATGAAGTTTCAAGTGTTAAAATCCTTAAAAATTACACTCAAAATTTAAAACATTAACGATAAATTTCAAAAATTAATTATTATCGTTAATTCTTATTAATAAATGTAATACATTCTGCCATTATTCACATCTTTACTGATAAGTTTTGCATATTTGCAACCGGCATACTTACCTTTAGTAATCGTACAAATGAGCCTAAACTTATGACTTGCACCAAGTTTGGTATCGGTTTCAAACTTTGTTTCTGCCCTATTAAGTCTGCGTACTCTTGTACCTTTACTAACTGTAATTGTCTTGTAGTTAGAGTGAGTACAAGCATTACCAAGATGACTTGTAGCAATCCAACCTGTTGTCAATAGTGCCTTAACCTTTACCCAGCCTGTGCTATCATCTTCAATAACTTGTACTGTTTTACCTTTTTTTAAAGTTTTAAGTTTTGCACTAGCATTACCGATTGGGTCCTTAAAGCTATATTTATATAGTCCTGCATTACCTTGTAGTTTAAATTTCTCTTTTTTCTGTAGTTTCTTAGTTACAGTTTTTGCCAACTTGCCTAATCGACCATAGAGCCAATTGCCTGGGCAACTCTTATTATCAAACCATCTATGGACAGTTAGCACCATTTCATTTGACTTAGGGTTATAATTCAAGGCTTTTGCTTTGTCATTAAACCATAACAACTTTGTTTTGTTGTTTCTCTTGCAAATATCAACACACAACTTCACAAGAGATTTGTATACTTTACTGTTCATAGTATAAGGTTCTTCAAGTCCACTAGCACATTCAATTGTGACTGCTCTTTGGTCATTTGCATTACTAGAAGAACACCAGCTACGGTTTTTCTCCTCAACAACAAGTGCTACTCTACCATCTGTGCCAATACCATAGTTGCAACTTGCCTCTCTTGATGGACTTGTAAAGCAATTGCAAATAGATTCAGCTGACAACTGACCAACCACACAATGTGGTGTAATTCTGTCAATGGTGTGAGTTCTTAGTCCTGAATGGTTTGGACTTAATTTAGTTACACTTACAAGTTTACTGTTACTCATTTTTATTATCCTCACTTTCATCTGTTTTATTTTCTACAACTACTTTTAGTCGTTTAATAATAGCAACCAAAAATTTAGGTAGTGGTATGCCTATTTCTGCAAGATTTTCTAATACAGATATTAGTTCATTGATAATAAACCAGATGGTCACTATCATTCCAATACAGTAATTAATCTTAATATCAATGCCTACTTGCGTTAGTGCTGATGATATTAGATAATCTGCAACAATGCCAACTGTAACTGCCACTATGTAACCTATCTTTTTGATAATACCTACTACACCTATCCTACTGTTCAAAGAGTGTGACACATAAGCCTGTGCCATACCTGTACCATAATCAATAAGCATTACTATAATAAGTACAATAAATGGTACTAGTAACACATTCAAATAAGCAACAATAGCACCGGCTACTGTTGCAAACAAGATTTGTAAAAAGTTTTCTTTCATCTTAATTCTCCTTTTTTTATTTTAATCACTAATTTGTTTTGGCTCATAGTAAATATGACCATATAAATATTGATAAGCTGATACATCACCTCCAGGAACTCTTAATGTTACCTTGCCAGTGGTATCAATAAACATCTTAGCCACAATACAATCACTACCAGCAAGTGTTTTTGTTAAAAAGACTTGGAACATTTGCGATTGAGATGGGTAATAAGGACTTGCTATTGATGCAATTTCAAGCAAATTACTTGCAGATATTGCACTTGTAAATTTTAGTGAAAAGTCAAAATAGCATAAATTATTACGATAGGTAATTCTATTCAAAGCATTGTCAAAATCTGTTGTAACTTTTGACTGTAAATATGGTTCATATTTACTAATAATATCAGCACCTTCTATGTTTATAAAATGATTATATCCATTGAACGAAATCTGTGCATCTTTCACATTACTCATTACAGCATTAATATTTGGCGAATTGAAACTACAGTTATTGCAACAAATACGCCTTGCAAACGGTGATATGCCATCATTAAATTTAAAAATCACAGGAACAATATCACTATCATACAAGTGATAATTGTTGTAATAAGTACAAGAGTTTAACGATAAATCGTAACTTGTCCTCAATAAATAGCCTGTTTCATATGTATCGCACTGACATTGCGATAAACTAGCAAAACCAGCAAAATGACTAAAGAAAATACTATTTGAAACATTGCCGGTTAGCCATGCATGGACTTTACTGTAAAAGTTCGTTCCACCGTTGAAAATTGCTTTTTTCATGTCTACGATTACTAGTTCAGTAAAGTGACAATCACTTGTGGCATTGTAGATAGCCCTGCTGTCTGGTGTGCAATCCCCAACAATAGTTCCATTTTGACAAACAAAAGAACCCCCTTTTTGGATATTAATTGCAGTTGTTTTGCAATTTTTTACGAGGAAATTTTCCAAGTTAAATTTAAAAGAATACACTAAGTCAATAAAACCAGCTACACCGTTACAGTCTGCTGTAATATTCTTAACAACCGTTTTTACATCATTTTTTGTATTTGCTGACCCATCATATGTAAGCATATAATTCATTGTCTTTTTAGCCTTTAAAGTTGACCAACTGCCATCAATAATAAGTACAGCAGTATTAGACAAATTAAGTGGTTTGCTGATACAGTATGTTTTTCCACTTCGTAACTTTAGCTGAACTCCATTTTTAAAACAATAGTCAATAGCAGATTGTAATGCTTCTGTGTCATCGTAAATTCCATCACCAACAGCACCAAACAATTCTGGGGATACTTCATTTTGACTGTATGTAATAAAGTCTTGCAAGTTATCAAATTCTTTTAGATAATCAAATTTGTTCATAACAAAGATATTTGTTATTTTACATTTGATATTTGTTTTTTCCGAAAAATATACTTGATAAATATTCAATGCATTTTCAATGTCAACTTTGGTTACAAATCTGTGTATTTTACCATCTGTAACTGCCCCTATGTTACCTAAATCAGTAAATACATTGTCTTGTCTGATACAAAAATGGAAATCAATATTAGTTTCGTAGTCAAACCCTATAAAATAAGTTCCTTTTCCTACATTAACATCTTGAATAAAATTCCAATATGATTTTTGGCTATTATCTGAACTAGTCGTAATATTATAAGACTTGTCACTACTATCATAGTAGCCTACATTATCGTCATTATCTGATACAAATTTACCACATTGTTTTTCATTGATGAAATCCGCTATATTTGTTTTACTAAAAAGCAACATTTCATCTTTAACATTAGATTGATTTAACTGCTGTAGTAAAAACTCAGCATAGTTAAAAAATGTATCTTTTTCAGTATCATTATAAACAACAATACTACTATCTACATAGCTTGGTAGCTTAATCTTATCTGGTGTGTTGTCAACATAGATTTTCTTTAGATTTTTGCAATTTTTTAACGCTGGTTCAGCTACAGTTGTTACATCCTTGCTAATATAAGCAACAGTAACTTTATCGTTATTAGTTGCAAAATTTGAACCTAAGCCATTGTCAGATGAAGATAGTAAAATTTTGCCGTTTGCATCAAATAAATAACTATTGTCAAAGCTAAATTTAGCATCTAACATTGATTTCGTGTAAAAAGGTACTTGACCTGTGCCACCCACGTAAGACTTAACCAAGATGATGTTAATTTTAGAACCATTGTCCGGTTGGTTCTTAAAATTCAAATAGTAGTTATTTCCGTTTCGTATAATCGTATATTCACTAGTGCCATAAATATGACTTGTCTTTTCATTCATTACAATTAAACTGTCACCGGGACTATAATTTTTGCCTACAAAGAAATCGACAAACGTACCGTTAGCAATTCTTGTTTCCATGCTTGTTGATACTTGTGTGTTGACGTTCAAATCTTTAGCAATACTGTTCCTAACAGCTTTGTAATCTTCTTGCATTTGCAAAAACAAATCTGATGTATCTACTTGTTTTATTACTCCTGTCACAAAACCACAAACTTTTGTATCTAATCGATAGTCTGATATATCAGATGTAGTAATTTTTGTTGCATTGGCATTAACTTTAACTTCTGCAAGTTTCAAATCATAAATACTACTATTTCTTGTTATTGAAACTGCTGTTGGTGTTGGTGATGCAGGACCTTTAAGTATCTTAATACTAATAGTTCTGGCAGTATAGTCTAGCCTGATTACTACTGTATCTATTCTGCCATAGGCTGTATCTGATGCATCAATGCTATAGTTAACCGTCTTATCATTTTCAATCCATTTTTCATTGATATACGCTTTGCCTGAGCCGATATTAATCGACATATCATTATTTGATGTAACAATCAAAGCCTTTCCTACTTTTTCAAACACACCATTTGTTATTAATCCTTTGAAGTAGTTACCTAACTGGTCAGCGTTATACCTTCTATCTCCATTTACGCTATTAAAAAAACCGTATGTAATCATTAAATTCACCTCTTATTAAAGAATAGTTGCACTATTATAAATTTTTTGGTCATCTAAAGTTAAAGTAATAGTATAACCACTATCGTCCCAACATTCTGTAGCTTCTGTTATAGTTACTTCACCCCATAAACCACCGTCAATATCTTCAACTTCAACAATGTTTCCAACATCATATTCATTTCGGAAATCGTCCTTTTTTGCAATAACTGTGCCTTGAAATGTTTTAATACTCATTATTTCTGACTTGTGTAATTCTTCACTGCCTTTGTTAATTAAACATTTCTCGTAAATATCTTGACCATTCGTAGTGTTCGGTGCTGATGTGTTACTTGCATCAACATATATTTCACGTCGAAAAAAGCCCGTGTATAAAGGCTTTAGTTTTTGTATTCTAAAAGCCTCACGCACCCACTGTGTACGTCCTTCACCTTCTCCAAATACTATTGCACAATTCTTCCAATTTGTATAATCAGTTGTACAAGTAATATTCTGTATATTTTCGTTTTCTTCTGAAAAAGTGTAATCAACTTTTTCTCTTTTATAAAGTTCAAAAAGAATGTAGCTTCTATTATTTTCATATGCTTCTCTATCAAACCTAATTTTCATGCCAAATTTGTTAGCTTGACAGATTTCCATAATTTTATCTAATACATTTTCGCCCTTGTATTGTGCTGTCATGGTTTCACCCGTATTTGACAAACGCTTATTTATATCAAAACCTTTGCAGTATCGAGGATTAGCAGTGCTTTCTTCTAAAACTGGGATTGGCAAAAAATTAGTTTTTATAAGTGATACGATAATATCACTTGCTTTTTCATTCGTAAATTCTGCATACTCTGTTACAATTCTTCTTGATAAATATGACAGTAAGTTTCTGCCACTTGCGATAATATAAGTCCCATTTTCTTTATCTTTTGTTATTTGAATTTTTTCAATCAACATTAAATCGTCTGGTATATCATCTCTTTGTACAAAACTTGCTTTTTCAAATTTTTGCAAAATATCTCTGTTCGCTGGTATATACACCTCGAAATCACCGGGGGAGTTATATTTACTTGACCAGATAAGGGACTTGTAATTGTCGATGACTGCAATTGCATTATAATCACTATCTAATAAATATACTTCCATTTAAACTCCTTGATATTTTTTGCTGAAATAAAATTCCACTTGCATATATTCACTGCCTTTTTCTGCTGTGTAGTAAAAATCATTATATCCGGGTACGCAAGTAATCCATTGTGTGCCGTATTTCCTTTTAGATAAAAAGTTCTTTTTGCTACTGTCTGTATATAAATAAATTGACTTATCACCTACATTACTATTAACTACAATCTGCTGACTATCTGACATAGTGTAATTAACAGAAAAAGTATCCCCGGTAGTTCTGTTCATTACTGTAGGGTTAGTTACTGCACCCCCTACGGCTGAAATTTTAATGATGATACCTGTGGTAGCTTCACCTACATCAACTAGTTGTGATATTCTGCCCTTCCCCTCACCCATAGTTATGCCCATGTTCGGGATACTGAAAGGAAATTCAAACAAACTTTCACTATCAGTAAAACCAATAACATCTTCTGTAGTTGATATAAAATATGGCTGTGGGCAGATTATAGATATTTGTGGTTGCTGTACCTTATCAAAAAGATTTGCTTCAAATTTTTCAACAATACCTTTGATGTACACATCTCTACTATCATTAGTCCAATATAGTGTTATTTTCGCTTTACAAGCAAAAAATCTATATAATTTCAGTCTGTTCAGTTCTATTGGTGGCTTAATATTAATATTAATAACAATGTTTCTTTTTTCAGTCTTCATTGAATTTATTACGCAACCGTCTGCGTAATATAAGTTAGACGTGTTTATATTTGTGTCCGGAGATGTTAAACCGTCAATAGATAAGATGTCATATTTATCTCTTACTTGCGAAAAATCAAGTCTTTCACCGTTCTGAGTTTCAATTATTAAATTAAACATTGTCTGTCACCTTAATTTGTTTAATCAGATTTTTCGTATCTCTGTAAATGTCCATTCTTGATAATGGTGTTGGACTATTATTAGTCTGATTAAATGTGTTATTAATTGTTGTGTTGTTTACATTGCTAGTTGCTTTGTCTTTAGTTGCTTGTGAAATATTACGATTAGCATTAGCTAAATTTGCCCTTGCTTGGTTTAAACCTTCTGTAAAAATCGGGTCAAGTTCAAGGCTCTTATTAAGCACTTTATTTGCTGACTTATAAGCCTTTTCTGCTGTATTCTCATACGCATTAGCTACCGATTTTTCGCTGTTTTCAGCACCTTCAACAAGTCCTTCACCAAACATTTCACTAAGCCATATACCTTTTCGGGATGGTGAGTGAATACCTAACCAGTCTTTTACAGTATCAACTATAGTTCCGGCTACACTACTTGCACTATCTATTAATTGATTGATTAAAGAATTGTTTTCAAGTCCTTGAATCAGTCCAGATATAAAGTTTTCACCAACGCTATTAGATTTAACCTTGTTGGCTTCCTTTTTAGCTTTATTCATAGTACTTTTAGATGCATTACCCACTTGGCTATTGTTCTTGACAATACCTTTTGTAATCTCTCCTACTGTAGATTTACCGGTCCAGAAGAATTCACTTGCTTTATAGTCAGCACTTTTTTTAGCTTCACCTACTGCATTTTTTGCAGAATTGCTAACTTTGCATTTATTCTTGTTTAAGCCTTCTGTGATTTTGTCAGCACCTTTTGTACCTGCAAAAAACAATCCTTCTGCTGTATGTAAAGCCTTTGTTTTTGCTTCATCAACAACTTTCTTACTTGTGTTACTAACTTTTTTCTTTTTACTTTCAATGCCATCTGATAGTGCTTCACCAGCATACTGACCACTGTTTTTTAATTTTGTTAATTCTTTGTCAGCCTTATCTACCATTGACTTAGCTGTATTAACCATTTCTTGTGAAACGCCTGGTGCCCCTTCTTCTACAGCCTTTTTTAAGCCTTCGTATTGCTTTTTAAAATCTGCTTTTTGCTGTATCAATGTTTCTAGCGTTGCGTTTTTTGCTGATACAAAATTATAAGTCATATTAGCTACTGCTTTATTAATTTTATCTATATTTCCTGTAGCCATAGCAGAAGTTACATTTTCATAATTTTGAATCGTTGTTACACAATCTAAATAATCTTTCTGTGCATCTCTAAACTTTTGGCTTGTTACCTTTGCCGTTTTTGATAAGCTATTATCAATTTTTTGTTGAGAACCGTTTACTTCTGACACTAAATCACTATAACCACTTTGTAAATAGTAGTCTTCACCTTTGTGTTCTTTTTTATATTTTTCTAACTTTTTTTGTGCAGTTCTTAACTTTAAATATTCACTTCTCAACGCCGTCTGTGCTTTATCATTTGCCGTTGTCGCTTCATCCAGTTTAGAATATGCATCTTTTTGCTTAGCTACCGCATTTTCATATGATTCACCAAACGCACTCTGCTGAGCTTCTGCTCTTTTCATAGCAATAGTATCTTTGATTTTTTTAATAATGTTGTCATATGATGTAATAACTTTACCATTATTTTTTATTTCTATGCCTAAGGCTTTTGACAATGTTGTTGTAATAGTTTTTGAACGTTCTTCATATCCTTTTTTGACATTACCATTTTTTGTAGTGATTTGTTTTAATTCACCTAACAAAGTTTCGTAATAACCGAATTCGTTCGTATTATCTTGACTGGCTTTCTGTCTTTCTTCTTTAAGTTCTTTCCATTTTTTTGTTTCTTCGTCAATAGATTTATATAATTCATCATGCTTAGACTTCATTTCTGATGTTTTGTCTGAATTCTTTCCAAACAAATCGTTAAGAGCCATGAAAGTAGTAACTAATGTACCGGCTATAGTTACTATTGCACCAATCGGGTTACTACTTTGTGCAATGTTTAATAACTTCTGTGCTGTTGTTAAACCCTCTGTGGTACTTCTGAGGGTAGAAAATGTTGTAATTAGATTAGTAATTTGTGTTGCAAAAGATGATACCTTTTTGCCTATGAAAATAGATAACAAATATCCACCTACTGTTTTTGCTATAGCTCCAATGGTTGGCAAGTTATCAATGGTCCATTCAATTCCATCTTCTACATCCGGTAGGAAATCTTTTAGAATTGGTTTAATCAGCTTTGTTTGTACAGTTCTATATAGAACTTTAAGTTCACTATCAACATCATCATAAGCAACATCATTAATTTTTTGCATTGATTTTTTGGTTTTGTCAGCTTGACCATTAACATTCATCAAAGCCTTAACACCATCAATGCCTAGGTCTTCCCACATTGTGCCGAACAAATCAACACCGGCTTGATTCTGCTTTACTTGATTGTCCATGCTGAATAATGCCTTTAATGTCTTTTTAGTTGCACTCTGTGCTGACTTACCACCCTTTGCGAATTCCTTACGCATTTTGTTTGCATTAAGTCCAACAAGTTGGAAACCTTCATCAGTACTAGTTGCAGTATCCTTAGTTCTGATACCAAACTCCTTCATGGCATCACCCAATTTATCAACGCTAAATGTACCGGTATCAGTACCATTTTTTAATGAATTAAAAAATTCATCAGCATTATAGCCTAATTGTTTATAATGTACTGCGTATTCGTTAATGCTATCTAATAAGTCATCATTCTTATTTAGTCCATTCTGAGCACCTTGGACTATAAGATTAAAAGCTCCTTCACCACTCACGCCGAACTGGTCCATCAACATATTAACGGCACGCATACTCTCTTGAACATCAAAACCAAATGTGTCACGCAAAACAAGTGCATTATTGGCTAGTTCTTTAATTTTGCTAGGGTCGGTTTCCTTTGTTGTCTGTACTATCTGTGCTAGTGTTTCTGATAGGTCTTCATAGCTGTCGCCCATGCCATCATCATATAGATCATCTAAGACACCTTTATATTTTTGCAGTTCTTTACCCTGAATACCCGTTTGGTTACTAAAGTTGTTATAAGCAGTTTCTACACTACCAATGTCAGTAACCATTTCTTTCAATTTATCCAGTACAACTTCCACACCGTCAGCAACAAAAGTTGACATAGCACCTTTTGCTACAGTAAAGCTACCGTCTAAGTCTTCAGCGTTATCACCTACATCTTTGAGTTCTCCGGCATATTCCTCAGCCTTGCTTTTTGCTGATGAATACTTTTCCTTATTTTCATTTAAAGATGTGGATAACTTTAATAATTCTTCTTTTAGTTTCTTTGCTGATTCGCTATTTTTGCCTTGTTCAAGTACTGCATTAATATAAGACTGCTTTAATTCATCAACTTTTTTAGACTGACTTTCTATTTCTGCTTTTAGCTTTTCTGATGCAGACTTACTTTCATCTTCTTTGGCTTTTAAATCAGCTAGTTTTTCACTATACTTCTTGATTTGATTTTCAGCCTTAGCAATAGTAGCAGACTGATTATTAATCTTAATCTGTAAATCTTGTGCTGATTTAGAGTTTTCTCCTTGCTCTTTGGCAACTAACTCATACTGCTTTTCTAGATTTGTAAGTTTAGTTTTTTCAAGTTCAGTAACTTTATTAAGTGCCTTTAGCTTTTCACTAACACCGTCAGTTGACTTTCCCCAATCATCTAAACCTGCTGTACTCTTTTTAAATTCTGAGTTAACAAGCCTAATCTGTCTATTTGCATCAGCAATGTTTCTTTTGAATTCACTTAAATCAATTTTAAATTTTGTGGTTGGATTTTCTTTTTTATTAGCCATAATTCATCACACCCAATTATCTCCTGCCGGTCTTCTAATAACCGTCTTTTTACTTGCTGATTTCTTTATCTTTCTATCGTGTTCATTTATCATTTGATATGTTTTAATTAATTCGTGAAATTTGTAGTATCTTAATCTCAAAGGATTAAGAGAACTATATCTATCACACAAGGCTAATTTCATATCAAACAAAGTTGCAGAAAGGGTAGGTTGCTTTTGCTCCCTACCCTCACTTAGTTTTTTGATGTACCGAATACATTGTTGATGTCACTAATACTATACTTGATTATATCTACTACCGTGTTAACTACTTCTTTGAAATTAATATTTCTTAGTTCTTCGTCTGTAATCTGTGGAAAAACATCTTTTAGAATTGGCTTACACATTGCGTAACTGTTCATTGCTACAGTAGCAATAACATCATATAAGTTAACTGAGGTATCTTCCTTATTTTTTAACAGTTTATCAAGGTTAATAACCTCAACAATATCTTCAACAGTACCCATCTTTAGATTTACTTCTTCTGTTTGATATGTTTTTACGATTTTATTTTTCTCATTTCTAATGTTAAGTTTAATCATTTATTTCACCTCTTATATATGACAAAAAAGCAAGGCTACTAATTTATGTAACCTTGCTTTATTTTATTATTCAGTAAAAATTGTGTCAGGTGTTTGAACTTTCGCAAAAAAATCACTTTCAGTAATTGACTTATTTGCTGAAGTATCAACTGTAACTGCTCTTGCTGACTTTGGATTACTATTTTTGTCTAGAAGCTTTTCAAATCTATGTGTAGTGTTAATACCTGTAAATGTTAGTTCTTGTCCGTTTGCTTCTGTACCATCATCTTCTGTAGTATGTGTGTCATCAGGAATGTTAAATGTACCTTTCAATCTCCACACATACATTTCTGTACCGTCTGTTAACTTTGTTACATAACCAAAAGCAAAATACTTTTGTTCTCTTTCACCTTCAACCAGAACACCTTTGGTTTCATCATATTTCTGACCTGTAATATCTGCATATACTGCAAGTGGCAATGCTGATGTATTAACACTTACTTCATCATTACCTGTAGAACTAACTGTAACCATAGGCTGATTGTCATAGTAATGTGGTTCATTACTTGATTCTGTAGATTTACTAATTTCACTTACACCTGCAAGACTTTTTACTACACCATAAGTAATTTCTTCTGATGTATCTTTAGTAATCTCTGCATATACTGCGTGTCTAACACCACGAAATTCTTTTACTTCAACTGTACTACTCATTTATATTCTCCTTTATATCTTCGATAATAAACTGTGTAACCTCTACCGGTGTGGGTCTTTTCCTCGCTTATAACTGAATGGCCATCACCGGAAATAACAAATTTATTATCTTTTAATTTTTCTTTCAACTCTCTTAAAACTGTATAAACTCTTTCAGGGTCTGTACTGTAGAAATTAACATCATATTCATATACAATGCTATTTTCGTTATTGTCATAGTAGGATTCACTATCACTAGAACTGTTCCAAAATGTAAAGAAGTCAGCTGGATATGGTTCATCTTTAGCAAGTGTTCCTTGTAGAAAAAAGGGATAGCTAAAGCTACTAAGAATTTTTAATAGTTTATCTTCCATTTCTTAATCTCCTAACTGCTGTACATACTTTTGAAATATCTTGTTTTGAATTTCAAAATTTTCTTGCTTGGTTTTACTTCCATACAAGTCACTTCTAAACTTTCTATCCGGTTTCATTCTTGGTGTACCATACATCAAAAAGATTGAAGCTAAACCACCATCAGCAATATCAAAACCAACATTAACACTATAAAAATCGTGTCCTTCTTTAGTAATTACCGGTTCTCTGTATAGTGATTTTCTTGTTTCACCTGTCACAGTATGTCTATCAATATCTTTGCTTATTTTCTCTGTTACATTCTTATGTGTAGCAGTTAAACACTCTTTAGCAATTTTATCTGTGTTCTTATATAAGCCATTAAAACGTTCTGCTAACTCAGTAAAGCCTGATATATCAAACCATACTTTATTTTTAGACTTGGCCACATCAAGCACCACCTTTAATTGCACGAACTTTGAACTGCATAAACTGATTTCTGTTTTCAATGTTTTCAGGTTCACTAATAATTTCATATGTCTTATTATTAACTATTAGCCTGCAATTAGCTTTAATATCCGGTCTATACCATGTTTCTACTACTGCTGTATCTTCTACGATAATAACATTGTTGCTGACCTTTTCAGTACCACCAAATGACCGAAAACAACAGTATATTATATCTGCTGTCTTGTATGTCTTTGTTAGCACACCTTTTTTAGTTTCAGTAGTGACCGTCTGTAGTTCTGCAACCGAGTTGAATATTGTTGTTGGTCTATACATCATCATCACCTACCGTAAATGCCAACTGTGTAACCCTCTCTTTGAAATAGTTAGAGAGTTCACCGGCACCGTAATTCCAAAGGTCAGCAACGCCACGAGCAATAGCACCTGTAGCAAGTTGACTTTCTACTACAACGCTATCAACACCAGCTGACAACATATACTGTTTAACTTCATCAATATAAACTTGTAATGTTTCATTCTGATAATCACCGGTAATGCCTAGTGATGCTTTAACTGCCTTTAGTAGTTTTTCCTCTGTCATTATGCTATTGCTCCTTTGTTATTAATTATTCACCCTTTTTAATAAGCACAACACCGTTAGGGTCAATTAGCTTGCCATCCAAAATCATCATTAATTTATTCTTGATTTTGTTATTATCGTTATCAACCCACTTGGTAGCTGTCATATCTAGATTTGTATTAACTGCGTAATCGGAAAGGTTACAGAACACTGCAACTACATTTGAAGCTTTTGCATCTTCGTATGATGGTAAAATATCATCCTCAACAGTTTCAACATCCTTGCCCATGAATCTGTACTTTTCTTCACCGTCAATTCCGTAATTAGTTCTGCCTACCGGTTGGCCATTATTATCAACCATACCATCAATCTTTTCATCAAAGGTGGACTGGTTCATGATAAAGTTACCATTACGATAAGCTTTCTTAATCTTAGCTTTAACTTTGTGCCAACCTTCCCAACTACCAAATTCTTCTGCTGTAAGTGTAATTACATTTTTAACACTAGTGTCTTTAATAATGCCTAAAGGCTGACCTACACCGGTACCATTGAAAATGGCAATTTCAATAGCTTTAATCATTGCTTCAGTTGCAAGATTAATAAATTCTTGCTGGAAAACTTCAAGAGTTGTAACATTTACAAGAATTGACTGTGCTAGTTTACATTCAATACCATAATAATTGAATGAAATTGACTTGTTTGCAGTAAGTTTCTGGTCTTCACTTGCTGTAACTTCATCAATCCATTTTGCAGATGGCTTTAAGTCAATTACAGGGAAATTAACGCCACCCTGTACATTTAGCTTTCTAACCTTGGCGAAAATATTGCCGTAGCTTTCTAGCTTTTTAACAATTTCATTGACAATAGTCTTAGGAATTACTGCTGATGCATCAGTAGTAGTTGTTGCTTCTCTTAGTTCAGCCGGAATAGGAACATTTCTGCAAATGTAATTCATGAACGCTGTTCTATATTCAACTGTATCTGATGGGTCTTCTTCTCTCTTCTGTGACTGACCGTTTTTTAGACCGAATGAACCACGAATTTCACCATTGATAACTTTAGAACGTGCATCAGGGTTGTTGTTTTTGCTTTCACCGTTGTTACCTTCGTTGTCACCTTCGTTGTTACCTTCATTGTTATCGTCATCTTCTAGCTTTTTGAGTTGTTCTTCTGCATCATTAATTTCATCTCTTAATGCAATAAGAGTTTGACCAATAGAACGAACTTCGGCAACATCATTACTGCTCTGTGCTCTTTCCTGTAATTCTTTGAATTTTTTCTTTTTTCTTTCAATAAGTTTTTCAAAATATTCTTTCATTTTCTGCTCCTTAAATACTAAGTAATTTAATTTTTTCTTTTTCTAGTTCTAGTTCTAACTGCTTATCGTCATTATCCAATGACCTCTTTGCACTATCCAGTACATCTTTGACACTCTCCAATGCCATTTTATCTCTTGCAGAAATACTAGTATCTTCATATGCCGGAAATGTCACTGCTGACACTTCAAACACTTGTGATATAGCTTTAATTCTTCTTGTTGGGTGGTCTGTATTTAAATCTTCCCACTCTTCATCATCAATGTTAAATGCAAATGACATACCGGATATGTCACCACGCTTAACTGCTGAATATAATTCCTTAGCTTTAGAATTGCCTTCTACATCAAGATTAACTCTGATGTCCATACCTTTGTTATTAACAGTCATTTGCATTGTGCTGTTTTTATTGTTGTTTCTGCTCCTAGCCAAAGGTATCATATTAAAATCATGATTAACTAGAAATCTAACATCTTTAAGATTGGTGTCTTTTAATGCACCAAATTCTATAATTTCATCATAATAGCCTAGATTAGTTCTGCTGTTATAAACAATAGGTTGACCTTCAATATAAGTGCCATGTTCTTCATCTTCTTTGGCTCTTATTTCAAAGTCATATGCTCTAACTTCGTGTTGCTTATTCATTACTTTCATCCCCTACTTGATATTTTCTTGCATCATTTACATTAACATAGTTAAGTGACTGCATTCTAACACCCTTTAGCTCAGCCAATGGCCTTAAACCTAAAGCAGTTCTAGCTTCGTTTTCAAATAGACTTCCATGGTCCCCTAGTAGTCTTATCATCTCTAAAATTTGTGACTTGGTCATAAATTCTAGTTTATTCGCATAGAAAACCACTTCGTTATTAAAGCCTTTTTCACGCTTTGTAAATAATACCTTTGTAAAAGCTTGTCCTAAAGATATAATAAGTGGTTCAAGGGTCTTCTGATAAAAAGCTTCGTACTGCTCTGCCGTATAATCTGCTGTAATGATTGGTAAAGACACTCCATAGTGTCTAAGAATTTTATCATCAACAAATTTTAATGTGTCTGCATCAACAAGTTTAGTTTCCTTTTTGATTGGTACAAATTCACTTTTGAGGTCCAAAGGTAGAAAACCACTTTCAGCATTTTTCAGTTTTGTTTCTAACTCTTTCAATGCTTTTTCTGTCTTTCCATCATCAAGCATACCGTTATATTTCACAACAGCGTTAACAGCATAACTAGCTTTCATTGCTTTAGCCACACCTTGAAGTAATGTGTGGTATGTATCTAGTGTGGTTAGAAGTGCACTGTTATCCGGCTGACCGTTTAAGTCACCACCCATAAAGTCATTTGTTGCATATCTCATTTTCCAATGAATAACATCTGAATGTTTAAGTATGTAATCCGTTCCATTTGCAAAGTAGAAACGAATAAACAATGTGTTACTATCGTCTTGAATAAAGTCCACTTGTGTTGGCTGAATAGGATATAAAGCTTCAAGTGTTCGTGTTGTAACACCTCTATCACTTTTTTCACGCCATACAGGAACGATAAATGCATTTAAATTTAGTAACAATAGATTTGTTGTCTTTTCCAAGAAATCTGATGTGGTCATGAATTCGTTTGGCTCATTCAGTACCGGTTGAATAGAATTGCTTTTTGACGGTTCAGTATCACCGTTAGTACTGCGTATAATGTGTTCCGGTGATAGCTTCTTCATTTCTGCTGAAATACAATTAACACACTGCTGTACAATATCATTCGCATAGATGTTAGTTCCAAATTGACTAAAGACTGGAGCATAACCATTCATCATATCAATGTAATGTTTATTTTGCTTTTTAGCAGATAGTTTTGAAAATATGTTACTAAAAAAGCCCAAAGTTATCACCTCATTTCAATCATTTGCTTATACTCTGTTCTGTATCTTCTGTACATTTCATAGAGAATAACAAGAGTAACTGCACCATCTATTTTTTTACTTGGCTCAGTTTTAACAAGCATGCAACAACCTTTACTATTGACTAGCAAGCTTGCGTTCTTTAAATTCCATTTGTCCATGTCATTATTATTGTAGTTTATAAGTTGATGTTGGAAATCAGCTTCACATAGCTTAACTGCATTGTTAAGAGTTTCTGCGTTCTGAAGTATCATTACCATATCATCATTTTTTCTTGACCAACCGTAATAGTCCATTCTTGTTAAGAAGTCCTTTGCAAACTTCTGATCATAGCCACATTTCCACAATTTAATGTTGTGGTCTTTATAAAGTTTATAAAACCAGTCAGCGACTAAGGATAAGTCTATATCATTACCTTCGCTAACTGTCAACAAGCCTTGTTTTAACCAATCGCTATATCTAGCACCGGCATTTTCATCATCATTATTTTCTAACTTTGACTGTGGTATAAAATAATGTGAATAGACATACTTTACAGGGTCATTTGGTTTCATTAGTAAAATTTTTGCGTTTGTTAAGTCGGTTGTTTCCGACAAGTCGCAAGCACCCAAACACACGCAGTTTCTAAAATCTTCAAGACTATAAACGGCTTTATAATTATAGTCTTCAAGATTTAGCCAACTTTCTACGCCATTCTGTTTAATGTTAAAATCTTTTGATAATACAAAAATTCTATCTGCTTTTGATTTTTTCGCAAGGTCAACTTGTTCATCCATATAATCCCACTTTTTCACAATACCTAATGTTGGATTAGATTTAACCCACGATTTTCTATTCTGCCATATTTCCTCTTCTGAATCTTGTGTATATAGCCATGGCAGTAATCGTTCAGCTGATGTTCCATCATCTTCGCCCCATATTACTGCTCTAGCCTTTTTCAATTCATCATCTAAATATCCGTCAATAACAAAACCTTCCGTTGTGATATTGATAAACTTGGGATTATCTTTCAAGGATTGTGACTGTTCTATTGACTTGCCAATAATGTTATTTTTCATTTCGTGGGTTTCGTCAACGATAGCAAAATCAATATTACGGCCCTCTTTATTTCGTGTTCTATCTGATAGTTTGAAAATTTTAGAACCATTAGATTTATTAATAATAAAGCGTTGGTTTTTCTTTGTGTCTAAATCGTGTGGATCTATTAGTTGTCGCATTGTATCAATAGCATCATAGGTAATAGATGCTTGGTTATCATCATTAGAACTACATACTATATCAGAACCTTCATTGCCAACTATTAATTCACTTAGCCCTAATGCACTACAAGTTTCTGACTTTGTATTTTTTCTTGCAATCAGAAGAATAATTTTCTTAAACCTATCAAAATTAGTTTCAGTCATTTTGAATGAATATATTGCTTCTATAAAGGCTTTTTGCCAAAGCATTAACTTCATAGGCTTATTGTAATAGGGTGACTTTGTTAACCTTATACAATTTTCCATAATGTTCATTCTCAGTCTGGCATCATCAGTATTGTAATAATACCTATCATTTTTGAAATCTTCATTAAGGTTGTTCAATTCTTGCCACAACTCTTGGCCAACGATAATTTTTCCCCACTCTATTTGCTCATAATAGTTTAATAGCCACGAATTATCAGCCGTCCATATTGTTTTTTCTGTCACTAACATACTTTTCAACCCATTCTCTAAGTGGTGAACTTTGTTCTGTATCATCATTACCGGCAAAATTACTTAAAACTTTCAGCAGATTTGTGTACTGCTGTAGAAGTTCTTTGTATTGCTTAGAAGCTGGTGTTGCTTTCTGTAATTTTTTGTTCTTAGGATGAAACTGAATAAAAGGTAACTTCCTTAATTCTATTAATCTGTTTTCTAAAAAGATAAATTCATCAACAGCTTGGTTTATAAAGCCAACATCACACCCATTTGTTTTAAGATATTCAATTATTTTTTCTTTTCTTTGATTATCTTTTTTCTTCATTGTCAAAGTCCTTATATTTTTTGCTGATTTGGTTTTGGAAAATCTCATTTTTTGACTTTCTGCGAGAATTAAGAACTTCCCACAGTCTCTTTTAGCTTTGTTTTATTTCTTTAGGTGGGGGGATCTTCTCAAAATGTGGCTGAAAATTTTTCCCACCAATCTTCAATAAATTTTTCCCATTGCTCCTTGTCTCGCTTGTCTTCACAAGCAATTAATCTTGATAAACAAGTTTCTTTGTCAGTATCAATGTGGATAAGCCTTGCACCTAATGTGTTGGCTAACCTGTTTCTTTCAGCTGACAAAGGATAACCACCGACAATATAGGCATTTTGCCATTTACCTTGTCGGTGCTTAATTTGCTGTAATATTAAATCTCTTATAGCAAACACATTGCTTGTTAGTTCTTTAGGTTTAATATATAAAGGCTGATTTGATATTGCCATCCATATCTTGTCTATATCTAGCAACAAATCACCTTGCAACATAACATCATCAACATAACTGTTCTTGCCACTCAGAGGAGAACCGTACACAATAAAAACTTGCCTTGTTAGTTGCCCTAGCTTGTTATGTACTCTGTTATGACATCTGTGGTGAAGCAGTACAATATTGTTTTCGTTTAGTGCTATATCTGGGTCAGTATAGTTTTCTTCTGTCAGATAAATCTTATGATGACATACGCAGTCATAAGATTTAACTATGGGTTGACCACAATGTTCGCATACCCAAAAGCCGTTGTCATCAACTCTAGATAATTTGATGATGTGAGTTAACTTTTTCCATTCTGCTGTACGGTAGAAGTCTGATAACATTACACATCACCAATCACTTTCTAGCTTTTCTTTCTTTATCTTCAATTCTTCTTTTCGTAGTTCAAGTAACTGTGGATCATTCTTCCACTTCTCTTGTTTCCTGTTCTTTAACCAAAAAATCATGGCTGTTGTGTCTGGCGGTATATACACTTCTTCATCTGCATATTCTATATGCTCAACTTCCTTGATTCTCTTACCGTCTTTATATTCAACAGTCTTAACCTTCACCGGCTTTTTAACTGTTTTGAATATTCCCAATGCTTTTTGCAGTAGTGAGTTTTCCACTTCAATATCAACAACTTCTTTACCTCTTTGAATGGCAGTATCTATTTGTTGATATTTCTTTTTCCACTCGGAAAGCGTTTTTCGACTAATGCCGATATTGTGGCTTATTTGTTGGTCGGTCAATCCCATTCTTGCCCAACCTTCAATTAGTTTAAGACCATTATCTTCAATCCACTTATCAATTTTAGCCACAACACCTCACCATCCTTATACTACAAAAGCACTACATTTTTTTAATTATGCAGTGCCTTTATATCTACTATGCTATTTCTCAAGTTTAATTATAGCATATGCCAAACTGGACAAAGTGGACAAAGTGGACACTTTTTGAAAAATTTTTATATTTTTTTGATTTCTCTAGCTATTCTTTTCCTAAGTGCATCTACTGTTGCACTTTCACAGTATGAATCTAAGCTATCATAAATTGTTGTTAATTGTTTCTGTTCAACAACATACTGCATAACTGCATATCTAACAAGATTATCTGATATGCTAGATATAACTTTATCTACTTTATTTTGCATATCAATTATCTTATTAATTTGTTCATTGATACTATTCAACTGCTTTCTTACTGCTGTAGTCTGCATAAAGCCCTCAACAGATACCGGATGTGATGTGTAAGGATATTCAGCTGAGGACCCCACAACTGTATCAGTTACTGTATTTTCTTTGATTAATTCAGTTTTCTTCTGTTGTAATCTTCTTAACTCTAAATTTAGTGATGGGTAAGTTTTTCGCATTTCTCTTAGTTCTGACATTGTCATTCTCTTCTTCTCCTATCGTGCGTACATATGTGCGTGTTTTATTTTTTATGGTGTTACTTTTGTTACAGATACTACAAACGCAATCTAGCGTATATGTAAAACATAGCATTAATGTCATTGTATCTAATATCAACATCTGTAAAAGTGTATTGTGGATATAGCTTTTTTAACTTGTCAATTAAGTTATATTCACAGCTGATAGCTTGTCTAATGTCTTTTCCCCTGAATTTATAATGATTTTTCTTTACTGTTGGCTTTTTCAAACCTCTACTACTTCCCCAGCGTTTTCTTCCTTGTGGGTCTTTAGCGAGGTAGAACGCAATACCGGTTAATCCAAATTCGTCTGTGTCTAATAGCTTAATATCATTTCTTCTTGATTTACCCCAAAGTAAATTCACTTCTTTCATGTTCAGTTCAAGCTGACTATCAACAATAATGTGGTGATGATAGCCATTCTTTTTCTTCTCTGTCACATATACATATTTTGCATTTGATATTCCTTGTTTTTTCCTTTTTCGATTTAACCTTCTGAGGAAGTTAGTAATATCTTTATGTGCTGATTCATAGTCTTGTGGTTGGTTGTCAGGTGTGTATGTCAATGTGATGCAATAATCATCATCAGTAAAATTTGTATTGACTAGTCTAGCGAAATACTTTCTAGCATTTTTATCATTAAGGTCTTTAATTGCTTTCTTAGTTTTCTTCTTTAATTTTTGTTTTAGTGATGCACTTTCTTTTCTTGTGAATTCTGGATAGATTTCCACATCAAGTTGATTACCTGCGAAAATTTCTTTTGTTGCGTAACAATGACTAATGACACCATCTTTCAACAACCTTAGAACAGTATCTTCCTCTTCTTTCTCATACTGCTGTACTATTTGATTTTCATAATCATATTCTATGTAATGCTTTTTCTTTCTCTTCATGATTATCTATCCTTACTAGTGGTTGAGTTGTTAATACCCATTACAAGGTCAGTAAAAAGGCTTTAGCCTTTTTTATTGTGATAGTAAAAATCTTTGATAGGTCCTTTTTTAAGGTTTTCTATCAAAGATTTTTGTTATTTGTTATTTAATTTTCTTCTTGTTTGTAGGCTTGGTGAGTTCCGTTGTAATAGCTTCTTTCTTCGTCTGCTACTTGATAACCTAGTTGTTCAAGCAAATCAATAAAATTGATATATGCATCTACATTTGCCCATTCCTTCTTATATTCAGCTTTGTCATCATAGAAACGATCATAATCTGTTTCCCTTGCTAAATATCTCCAATTTGTTAACAATGCTCTTATGTACAACAACATAATTCTGCGTATATTCGTATCTTTAGTGTAATCATAATTATTTTGATTGTTTGTAATATCTTTCTTACACTTTTCACTAAAATATACACCATAGTTAGATTGTAAATAGATAATAAAGTTTAGTAAAAGATTTTCATCACCTTTATTACCTGTGTATCTATTTACAAATTCATTAACAGTAACTCTTGCAGTATTTCGTACATTTTCCAAAATACTTAATTTGTCTTTAAGTATTTCTTTGTCTCTTTTCTGCTTATCACTAATCTTTTTTCGTTCTGCTCTTTCTCGTTCTCTTTCATCAGCATTGTCTTCAACTGCTTTTGATTTCATCTTATAAATAACTATCCAATCAGTACTAACCGGTGACAAAGCAAAATATAATTGTTCTTTTTCATTAACTATCAATTCATCTATATCTGCATAGTCAAAAGCTACAACATTATCATATTTTAAATACCTTCCTTCTTCGTCAGTAATATCAACTAACCCTTTATCTTCAAGTTCCTTTTTAATAACCTTCTGCTTTTCTTTTCTTTCTTGTTCTTGAAGCTTTGAGTTGTATGTGTAGTCAAAATTGTTAGTACCTATTTCTTTTAGGCACTCATTCTTATCTTCTACATTTTTCAACTTTTCAAGTTTTATATAGTCAGTAAGCTTAACTTCTCTTTCTTGCGACTTGCGTAATTCTTCCCTATCAAGTTCAAGTAACTTAACTCTATGCCAAATAGTTGTAGCAGAAAAACCTGTTTTCTTTTCAATGCTCCTAATTCCTTCGCCTAAATCAATCATCATTTGAAATCCTTCAGCTTGTTCAAGTGGTGTTAAATCAGACCTTTGCATATTTTCTAGCAACATTGTTGCTATTTGTTCTTTTTTTGACATTACATTAACAACAGTACATGGCAATGTTTTAAGTCCTGCTATCTTAGATGCTTCACATCTTCTATGACCAATAAGAATTGTATAATAGGCAATTTCACCTAAGTGATACTTAGGTATTACGGTTAGATTCTGCATCACACCTCTGGCTTTGATACTCTCTGCAAGTTCTGTAAGGTCCCCCAGGTCCTTTCTTGGATTATCTGGGTGAGGTCTTAACATATCAATAGGTATTTGTTTCTGTTCCATAGTTATCTCCTTGACTTAGAAAGTCACACAAATGTTTAATATTCCGGCTGATAGCCAATATACGGCCATCTTATAATCTTTACTAATGACATAACAGATACAAGCACAAAACTGCAACAAAATAAGAATGATAGGAAATAATTTATTCATTGTTTTTCCTTTCTAATATATAAACAACCGTATCGTTTACTTTCTTCTTATTTATATGAAGAAACTGCTGTAAGGCTCTAATATCTTTATAGATGGCCTTTCTTTCTGCTTTTTTCATTATATACATTTAGAATTTCAGCTTGTATCTCTTTAACAGTTGTCTTTCCATTCTTCAACAAAAGTCTTTGAATAGTTAATAGCCTTATTCTACCGTTCACATTATCACCTTCTTGGAAGTGGTAATGCTCCCAATCTGGGAATAGGTAAATCAATAACTTTCTTATCACAATTTGCTGGGTCGCAGTTCCTTGGCTTACCTTCATCAATCATGTAATGGCAAAACCTTTCATAACTGCTTTTCTTCCGTCTGCCATTGCCGTCTTTATAGTAAAGGCACCCCTCACAGCTCTTCCTGTTCATCTGATGTACCTTCCATTTCATCAAAGTTCTTATTTTTCAAAAACTCTTTTTCTCGGCTGATTGAATTAAGCTTATACAACTGTTTTAACTCTTCCGTAAAGTCATCATCTCTATTAACATCATAAGCACTAATTATAGCAGTAATAAGCATTCCGTTCTTTATTGCAACAATGTTTTCGCCACGCAAAGTAAACATTAATCCACTTGGTTTACTTCCTAATGGGTTCAAATACTCACTATCAATGAGTATTAAACCTTGACTAGACCGAAATGGCAATAACAATGTACCACCATAAACAACATTCATATGTAATGGCACTAACATTTCTTCATCTTCCGTAGTGTCAGCAAGTAATTCTAATTCACCCGGTGACAAAGAACAATGAAGCCTATATCCTACTTCTACTTTGTCTTTGCTGAGTTCATACAAGCCACTAATAACTTCAGCAGATAGAAATGGAATATCCGGAGAAAGTAGATACATAGCTTTACCGTCACCAAACCATTGGCAACCGTCATTAGTTTTATTAACACGAAAAGTACTTTTCTTTTTGCAGATATTAACTATCTTTTTAATATCCATGGTTCACCTCTTAAATTTCTTTGATAATGATGTTATGTTGATATAACATCAGTTTCTTTTTGATTTTATATTCAGCTGTTCTAACACCTTTGGTGTCTTCAACAACCAACTTCCCATTAAATTTGTAAACAAAGTCTGCGTAGTATTTACATGCCCTTTGCAGGCACTTGCCATTCTGATCAAGAATTTTAGGAATAAGGGTAAACGGCACTTGCCTTCTTAATTCCTTAATTCTTCCGGTTCTTTCAAGTAATTTTAGTTCGGCATATCTTTTAGCTTCTTTCTTACTATCAAAGATAATGCCATCATATTCAACTTTGTTATTTCTATATTTATTGTAATTGTCTAATTTAAATTTCATTATTAATTCTCCTTAGGTCCTATCCGTAAAAGATAGGACCTAAAATCAAAGAAGGAAATAAGCCAATGGCTCACCATGGTATGCAGTAGTTGAGGATTGAACTCAATAAACCACCAACTTGGCCACTGCAGATTTGGTGGTGCAGTGTGTGATATGCACCACCACGAAACAGTATAAAATAAAGGTAGATAACCGACCGGCAACTAGGATTTGCACCTAGATAATATTGTGCATTACTTATGCTATTGCCGGACATTTTGAAAATAGTACAAGGGGGTGACACATGGTGAGTGTCACAGCCACCGCCCCTTATACTACCAGCAGTTTAAAACATTCTGTTCGCTGTATTAAGTTGTTAGTGTTTGGTGACATTTTTATATATAATTTTGACTTAAACTAGGAGATCCTAAAATCCACTAACAACTTTGGTGAAACAAATAAGATTTGAACTTATATCTTTAAAGTGTACAGGGATGCTTTAACGCATTACCAATTATGCTATTGTTCCATATGTGCGTGACTACTGCAACATCTATAAAAATAGTCACGCAAGAAAATAAACCAGTCCGGAACTTGTTGGGCATGATCCAACTCTTTGTAATGTATCAGATGGGCATCTTAACATCTTTACAACGCTTTCCCTAAGCTAAAGTTCCATATGTGATAGTTAAGGTACTACAAAAGTAGTCGCCTTCCCTTGACTATGTCCGTCTGCGTTGAAGGACTTAAAGAATTTAAACTTAAAAACAGGAGATCCAAAAACCTATATAATCTATGAAATGAAGGAATATCACAATTTGATGTGCAGACGGAAGTGTTAGAACTGGCAAGGCTTGAACTTGCATTTTGAAATGTACGGATGTTTCAACGCATTACCGATTATGCTACAGTTCCATTTATATTTTAGCAACAAAGGTACTAATATGTAGTAACCTTCTCCTTTATTGCATAAACCTCTGCGTGAAGGATTTTCTATCTTAGAACTTAGGAGATACACTTATATTGATTTTAGTAAGTAACTTGCAGAGGTGGTTGTGGGATTGGTAAGACTTGAACTTACATATCAGACACGAACGGTTCATCTGATGAATTACCAATTATTCAACAATCCCATATGTACCCTATCAGCTTAACTAGCTGATAGGGCTTTTAAGTATTCTTCACTAATCTCTGTTCTGATACCGTCAACTTCACGCTGTGGAAGTCTTTTAGAATACTCTTCAATTTCTTCTTTAGTCATAGATTTGAAACACACCAAATCTTCTGATGTACCTAGACTTGTGATAAACCTATATACTATCTTCTCTATCTCTTTACTATCCAATTCAAGATTATGCTCAACAGCATAGTTTTTTACTGCTGAATCTATTTCATCATCAGTAACAGCACTTTGCATCACTGCTCTGTACATATTCACTAGCGTGTTTTCTTTCAATAATGTATCTATAACTTCTAGTGCTAGTTCTAGCGACTTCTGCAAGTCACCACTTTTAAGAGTTTCTGTAAGCTCTCTAGTCTGTCTTTCCGTAGCCTTGATTGACTGTTGCCATTGCTGATAACTCAGCCTTTCAAAATACAACTCACTATGTATAGTTCGATAGTCCTTCAAGGCATCTTGCTTAATCTTAACTACCTTATCTTTTATATGTACGCCTACTAAATCGTACATCATATACAGACTAGCAAGGGTAGTTACATATGCCCTCTCTTCAAAATGTAATGATGACATCATCATTTTATCCGTATTGCCAAAACTATAAGCTAGTCTGTCTAGTTCTTCTAATTGATTGAATTTGTCCATCTTCCTTCACTCTCCTGCACATTTTTATAGTTTGCCATTGCTTTATTAACTGCATCAACAATCAGTTGCCTTGAAAGTATAAAACCTACACTTTGAATGATACTAGCAATAAAAGAACAAAGTAGATCTTCTAAATCTTCTTTTTCGTAGCTTCTCCAAATTCCATTAGTAAGAACTTTATCATCCTCTTTTTTTCCGGTGATTACTGCATATATATCAGCATCATCAATAAGTTGTTTAGCTTTTTCTTTATTCATAAATTACACCCCAATTAACTTACCACCGACATTTATGACGGTCGCAAAATCATAATAACTAGCTTAAACACTAGTATTTTTAACTTGCCTGTAACTTGCTATAGTTACTTTTATTCTACTGGTGTGTTCCAGCACCTTTTACATTTTTGTGATTTTGCATCAAATGTTTTATTGCAATACTTGCCTTTTCCTAGCGTAGCGACACAAATATATGGAATTCCATTCTCACTTTTTGTTGCTAGTGGATAACGACTATTAAAGATAGATAATAGTGTTTGTTCTGGGTGTTCGTTGCACCATTCTCGAACTGTCCTTATACATTCCCGTGGGTTAATTCTTCTGTGATTTTCATATGCACATTTGCCTTCTTCAAAAAAATGGCATCCGGTACAATTTTCTTTTTGTAAGCTTTCGCACATTCGATTAAACCCGTGTAAATACTCGAATGTTACATTGTAGTCAATCATATTTAGTTTTCCAGCCTTTCTAACTTATCATTGTATTCATCACACCATTTTTTTGCCGGACAATTTTCACAATCTGGGTTAATCACTTCTCTACTACAAGTAAACCCACCGTCTTTAACTAGTGCAATTCTATCTTTAGCATCTGCCCAATCCATTTCAACTTTTCCTTCTTGATAATATTTATCAAGAACAGGAACTCTAAAAACTTCAATATCAGTGAAATCACTGCCTTCACACGCTTCTGTATATAATGCTATTGCTCTTGCTTTTCCGGCTGATTCAGCAAAAACAACTGTTGCATAATCTCTATACCCCCATTTATTTCTTGCTTCATACGCTTTCAATTTCTTCACCCTCTGCCGTTGTTTCAAGTGTTTCAACTTTTTCGCCGGTAGCTTCTTCGATACATCTTGTTAAATATGCATCCTTGGTAAAGCACACTTCTTTATCGTCAATGATTTCTTTCCACTCTTTTACATAGTCTTGAACCATATAAGGCACTACATATGTAACAAGGAAATAAAGCACCGGTATCAAAGTAATACCACCAAACTTACTAAACAGTGTGATGTTATTCAGTTCGGAAATTACTGCAATTATGACAACTGAGAGAATTAAACCAATCGATCTAATTTTCTTCATTTTGCACCTCTGTTGGCTCTAAAATATCTTTAAATTCGAGAGTGCCATTATCAAGTTGTCTCTGATAGTTTAGATTGACAATTTCACTTTCTAATTTATCAATTTCATTTAAATGCTTTATGTTTTCCATTTTCTCAGCATTAAGTTCATTAATAAGATTTTCTTTTTCCTTTAACATATTTTCATTAAACTTCTGTGCTTCTTTAGCTAAGTTTAAAATATGTTTGTTTTCGTTCACTTGTCTATTAAAAGCTTGCTGATATATTTTGTGCATCTCAATTTCATTGCTTAACTTAATAGCAAGTCCTACAATAACAACTAGTAATGCTATGATTACTAATACAGTATTTGTAAAATCCAACGGTTACACCTTCTTTCTTCTGCCTATACGGATAACACTTCTAATTCTGCTGTAATCGTAAAATGTTCTACGGTTGTCCATCTGCTTTATTACAAGCAGATTACCCAACACATATGCTTCTTTAACATTTCTGACTTCAATTACTGCGTTGTAATTAGTTTTAATTCTAAGTGTCATTGTGTTGTACCTTGGAGTGCAGTAACAAGGTTACTGACCATATCATTAAGTAATGATAAATTACTGTTAAGTGATAGGTCAGTACCCCTTGCATATGCTATCAATCTTTCACAAGGGATATTAAACACCCACACTCCTTTTTCAGTCTGTACAGATGTACCAAAAGGGCATTTGTCTTGTTTTAACATCTCGTACAAACTCTTGTATGAGATATTAAGGTACTTAGATGCAACCTTAACCGGCACATTTACATACATTTCACCGTTATCATCTAACAGTAAATGTTCTCTTTCAGTTGTCATACATATCACCTCTTATGCTGAAGTTTTAACTCGCAAATAAGTATTCCAATCTTAAATTAGGAAAAAATGTGTTCCTAATTTTCAAAGCTTCTGGAAAAGTGAATTCTGTAATTCCAGTAACTTTATTGGTAACCGTTCTTGCTGAACAACCTAATAATTGTTCTAAGTCGTTATTAGAAACTCCACATCTTTTCATTTCTGCTGATAAGTTTTTCATATTATCACTCCTTAGATGAAAGATATTGCTTAATTCAGCAACTTTAATATTATAATATATCTTATATCAGCAAATGTCAATAACTTTTTTTAAAAAATATTTCTTTTATCGGCAATATATTATTGACTATACGCAATATTAGTGATATTATCATATTAAAGTACAAAGAAAGGAACTTTGATATGTGGTTAGACAACCTAAAGAAAATGAAAAAAATATCTGGTAAAACATCTCAACAGATTTCTGCTGAAACAAATATACCAAAAAGCACGATTGACAAACTATTCTCTGGTCAAACAAAAGAGCCTTATCTGAATAGCACTAAATCTATCGTTCACTGTTTAGGTTATACTTTAGATGATTTAGTTGAAGCTAAGGATAATGGCTTAATTCAGCTAACAGATGAAGAACAACAAATTATACTTGCATATCGTGCTAATCTGGATATGCAAAAAGCAATTAAAAAATTGCTTGATATTAATGTTGTTGAAAAGACCATACCGGCACTTGTTGTGGCAAGAAGTTCTGACTATCATGGAATGTACACAGAAGAAATTACTGCTGAACAATTAAAACTATTGCAGTCACAAGAACAACCATCATCTGATGATGACCTTTGACAATAGTTTTAATTAGTGAATAAAAAAATCACCTACACAGATAATATCTGTGAGGTGATTCTAATGCTAACTAACTATGGAAAATATAAAGATGCTAGAAACGCATCTTGGAATGTACTTATAAATCATAATATTACTAGTTTACCGGTGTCTGTAACTAAAATTTGTAAAGACGAAAATATTACACTCGCTAAAAATAGCACAGTGCATTTATTAAATAACAAAGAATTTGCAAAAACAATGTTAATATCTGATAAGTGGTACATTATATATGATGATAGTATGAGTAAAGAAAAGATTAGATTCTCTGTTGCTCACGAACTTGGCCACATCTATCTTGGCCATCCTCTCACCAATGGTGAATATAACCGAACATTTGATGTAGTTAAACCAGAGGAAGAAACACAAGCTGACATATTTGCAAGTAGATTGCTTGCTCCGGCATGTGTACTTTGGGCATTAGATATTCATTCAGCAGAACAAATACAAAAGCTATGTTCTATAAGTTATTCAGCTTCGACAGTTAGGGCTGAAAGAATGAAACTGCTGTACAGTCGGAATAAATTTCTAACATCTTCATTAGAAATTCAAGTGTACAAGCAGTTTGAAAACTTCATAGCAAAGAAAAAACTAGAATGGATAGATTTAGATTTTATTTTCTTGATATTTTTATTAAAATGCTGATAAATACTAAGTTATCAAGAGTAATACCGATAAATACTGACTTACTATACATAATCAATAATAATCATTGATAATCAAAAATAGTTAAAATTAGGTCGTCAAATAGTCGTCTGTCGTCAATTTGTCGTCAAAAAGCAGAGCAGAAAGCCCACTACTTTTTTTGTAGTGGGCTTTTGCTTTATACTTAAGTTAGGAGGTGATATAAACAGTATCACAATATTATTATATCATACTTTCAGTATTATGTTATACCATTAATTTATTTAATTATTACTTGACATTGTAACATATATGTGTTACACTTGTAACATCAAATAAAGGAGGTTTCAAAAATGAAACAATACATCATTGATGAACTAAGAGAGAAAAAAGGTATTACACAAGGTCAGTTAGCAGAGACACTAGGAGTATCAAGACAAACTGTTAACAGATGGGAGCAGATGGAAGTTGAGGAACATAACTTTATTCCGGAAGGGCAAGAAGAAAAGTTATGTGAATACTTTGGTGTTGATGACATCACAAACCACGATAACAAAGAGTGGTTAAAGGTTGCTAAAGCAGATGGTGAAACCTTTGCTGAAAATTTGGTCGGTAAAGGAAACCAAGTCAGGAAAGCTAAAGAGAAGATTTTATCAGCATTAGCACAGAATGATAAAGATTTAGTTAGTGAAGGTATCTTATATTTAGATTTGCTAACAACTAAGGCAATTTGTATAGACTTTTTTGTTGAATATCTCGGTGAAAAAGACTTTGAAAAAGCAAAGCAATATGTATATGCTTTTTTATCTGCATTAGTTGTTGAATAAAGATAAAAGCCTACTGAGGAATTAGTAGGCTTTTTGTATATAAACATATCAACGAAAGGATTAAGTAACTAGGAAGCAAAAACGGACATATAATAACCTAATTACCTAACAAGTACATTATACACCATTGTTATAAATAAGTAAATAGAAAAAGCCACCTAAATTAATAGGTGACTTCACACTCAATAAAGAAAGTTGTTATAACCAATGACAATATTATTATAATGCTTATATTATTTTTTGTCAACAGAAAAGGCTACTGAGTATTCAGTAGCCTTTGTTATCCACTGAAAGAGGTGATAAAGGGGATAGGAAATATTATGGAAAATTGTGAGGAGTACATCTCTGTACAATCAAATTATACTGTATTGGTATATTAAAGTCAAGAAAAGACTAGCCAATATGACTAGCCTTTTTGAACAAAATTTAATAAAGAAAAGATAATCAATGAAAACTATCTACTTATAGTATAATCTTTATGAATTAATAAGTCAAGGCTTGATAAAGTAATACCAACCGTTTCTTCTTACATAGTAATATCCTTTATATTTGCCACTTTCTGTGTAGGAAATAACAGTAAACTTTCTTGCTTTATCCATAGTTTTACTGTATTTAATTTTCCCTTTAACAATTCTATGATATTTGCTACCTTTAGGAAACACTTTAGTTAGATATGTAGATAAGCCTTTTTTGTTTAGCATTGAATTAAGTGTATAACCAATATGGTCTTTATACTTAACCTTACTAAAACCTGTCTTGTCATCAGCTAACCACATAACTTTAGTTCCTTTAGCTAACTTCACAATAGGCTCATTTGCCTTTGTTACAGGGTCAATAAAGGCTTTACGGCAAAGATAGTAGTCTTTCTTCATTGTTACATATTCTTTTCCTAGTTCCTTTTTAAACTTCTTCCATAGGTTGTCATTACTACCTATCCAACCTTTCCAACCCGGGCAATTTTTACTACATACATCATAATGGCGAACCACCCTACCCTGTGTAATGGCATATGTTTTCATCAATTTTTTGGTTAGTGCTACTGTATTCGCAAAGGTCTTGTCTGAGATTTTACCTTTTGTGCTACACATTTCAATGTTGATTGAATTATAATTAGTACACTTACCAAATAGATTGTTGTAACCATAATTAACACCAACTGCCCAAGATGTATTGTTAGGTGATACCACTTCATATACATTGGTATCATCAACAAAATAATGGGCTGAGGCTCCCCTATTTGTGTTATAGAAGTAATTAGCATTAGCCTTTGCAGTATCTGTTGTGTTACCGGTATAGTGGATTACAATGTAGTGTCTGCCATTGTTACCTTTTTCATAATTACACTTTGTATGTAACTTTTTCAGTTTGTATGACATCAGTTATCACCTTCTTCAGGAAGACCTGCAACAGATGTTAGAATAGATAGTACACCAGCTAATACACTTGCTGAGGCAACGGCAATCCAATTTACTTCACTCATTACAGTAGCTACACCGATTGTAGCAACTGCTGTTTGACATACTGTTTTGATTGCTCTTACACCGGCAACTTTAATCCATTGTTTCCAATTTCTCATTTTATTCACCTCTCATTATAATTTTATATCTTCAATTTTTGCTCTTGCTTCAAGAATAGCAAGATACTTTGTCATTGCTTCTACTTGCAAGTCATATATACTTCTAGGACAAGTAGGAGTAAATGATAATTTTTCGTTATCCCAATTATGTAACATTGTCTTTAGACCTTTAAGTCTTGTCTTAAGTTGGATATACTCAGCTAAAAATCTGTCTTTGTAATCTGTACTAATCATTAACAAGGCTGTATCGTTTAGTGGACGGACACCACAAGCGTTATATGCTTTGTTAAAAGCTTCAATAGGCGACCAACTTACATATCCGTCCTCGTATTTAACTACATAACCTTCATCTGCTGGATTTTCACCTTCCGGAACAGTCCACCCACGATAATCATTGTAGTGACCTCTTGTCATAGGTTTAGCTTCTACTTGTTTTACTCCAATGTACTTTTGCATTTTTTTACTTCCTTTCTTCTTCTAAGTCACTAATTCTGTGATTAGCGACTTTTATTTCTTCGTCAATAACATCTAATCGACTTTCTACTTTATATGTACGGTCAATTACAGAATTGTGCTTATCTACTTTCTTTTCCAACTGTGCTATTCTGTATACAGTTAGTTTACTGTTACAAATAATACCAATAATAGTGCCTAATGCAGAGCCACCAAGGCTGATTAAGGCAGTAATAATTTCATCAGACATATTATTTTACTCACTCCCCAATGGTTCTAGGCTCAAAATAACAATGAGCATATAAATATTGATAATCTGCTACACTACCACTTGGTACTCTAGATCGGAAGAGCACACGT